CTTATTGTTGTTAATTTATTCATGTATCCTTGTAATTCTGACTGTGCATCAATTAAAGGTCTATACTTTTTATAATGCTCATCTGCTAGTTCTTGGTCATAATCATCCTCTCTCATTAAAGTATAAGCCCCAACGGCTTTATCAACTTCAGCTTTTAGTTCATAGAAATCACTAGTAAATCTGTTACCATATTCTCTTGATAAAAAGTTACTCATACCTGGATAACTAGCAAGTTTATCTCTGTCGGATTTAGTAGGTCTGGCATACTTAAGAACTTGTGAGTCCTCAATCATTGAATCTAAGAACATCATTATTAAACCACCTGTGTATCCAAAATATTGTCTAAGAAAAAAATCTATCATTGTAGGAGAAATTCCAAGTTTCTCAAGATTTACATATTGAGACATAAATTTGGCTGTTTCACTAGTGCCCATTGTATATTGTTGTCCTGGGGGTAAGTCTTTTAAACTTGTAGGTGTTATGGCTCTATCTGACCTAGGATCAAAATTGTACGATAAATCCATAATTGGTCTAAGTGCTTGAGGCACAAGCCTATTCATTAAAAACGCTTCTGCTAAACTTCTTTTTAAAGCATCTGCAACTTTTTTATTATCAGTGTTACCTAACATATTATTTAAAACTTGTTCGGGCATTACTTTAAATAAAAAAGTGTATATATCAGGTCGTAGACTTACGTGAACCCCATTACCTAACAAAAATCTTCTATCTTTTATTTTAGGGTCAAGCTTTTGATACTCGTCATCATCTTGCATCATAAGACTATAGGCAAGAGTTATTGCTGTTAGTTGAACACCTGAGTTTAAAAATTTAGTCGCCGCAAATGCTCTTTGCTCTGCTGAAACTCCTTTGCCTGTTACCACTCTTCCTTGTATTGCGGTTGCTTGTAAAAAAGCTCCAAAGAAAGGTATTACGTGACGCCCAAGTGTAACCCAAGGATTTGAACCTGCTCTTTTAAAGTTTATAATCTCAGCTCCTCTACTCATAGCAAGTCCTTTATTACCTGTTTCTGCCATAGTCTGTTCATAAACTGCTTGCCTTACAGCATTATCTGAAGCCATAGCAATACGACCTAAAAAACGTTTTATTGAAACAGGTGTGTTTGGGTTAATAGCATCAAACTTTACATCTCCTCCTAATCCAGGAACATTATTAATAGCCCTAGTCATTTTTGCATAAAGACCTGTTTCATTTTTTATCCTTTCATCTGAAAGTGTTTCTCCTTGTGTCCAAGAATCATAAGTTCCAGTAAATCCTCCTCGCCTCATTTCATTGTGAGTTTTACTCATGTTAAGTAAAGTTAATGGAAATTCTTTTATCATTCTCAAAGGAATCATAAGAGGATTTCTCACTCCTGAGTTAAACATCGCTGAACCTGCATCTTGTAAAATCATTTGAGATAAAGAGAAAAGAGGATATAACACTACGTTAGTTCTTAAAAAATTAGAAGTGTTTCTCATAAACCTGTACCCATCCAAATCAAGTGATTTTGTGCCTCCTGAAAAAGCTTGAGCAAAATATGGGCTAGAGAATTGATAGTTTTTGACTGTTCTTTTTTTAGTTTCTTTATCTATTCTACTAAAACTTACTGTATTAGGGGTTTCCTCAGTTACTTTAGCTACTTCTTTAATATCACCTGGTAAATGTTCAAACGCTGCTTCTACCTTATTAATCGCTGCTCTATTTAATACAGATCGTGTAACTCCATTACGAATCCAAGACTCCATGTTATCAAAAACATCGGCTACAGGGATAAAGCTACCTTTTAATTTAAAAAATTTTCCACGGTCTCCTTGTTGTTGTGAGTATTGTGAGGGTTGTTCTTGGCCGTCTCTAAAAAAACCAACATAATCATCAAAAGCTTCTATTCCTTCTATATCAATAATTTGAGAAAATTCTTTAGCCATTTCTGCATCCATTAATTCATGTTCAACTTGAAGGGCTATTATATCATTTTTAGCATCAATCCAATCTTGGTGTATTTTTTGTAACCCAGGAGATTCATTAAAAACTTCTACTCCATTATCTATTTGTGCATCAGTTAAATCAATAGGAATGAAGTTATTCTTCCAAAAATTTTTAGCTTCTTTGTTTTTATTTTGTCGTTTTAAAGTTTTAAATGTATTTTCTACTTCTTGATTTTTTGCTCGTATACCATGAGCACGCACAGCTACAAATGCATTATGAGCCATCTCACGCACACTTTTAGGTGAAACTCCTAATTCTTTCCCATAAGCTTTTAAACCTTTCATTACTTTTGCATAACTAGGTCTATCTGCATCTCCTCTAGGGTCAGAAGTCCAAAAACTACCTATTGTTTTATAAACAGGTCTACCATATTCTAAAGCCACTGAACCTATTCCTCTAGCATGTAAGGCTGCTGAAGACCCTATTCTAAGAAATGTTTCTGAAATATCCTTCCAAGTTTCTTGTCCAAAAATCCCAAAAGCTTTTCTTTTGTCTTTCAAACCCTCTTTCATTGCGTCTATAATTTCACCATTTAAAGCAGCGTCAAAAGAAAATATAGCGGTATCTAGCTTAGTTATCCTACCACTTATTCCTTCTAGTAAAGTTCTGTTAGGAAACTGTTTATCTACAAGAGATTTCTTTTCTTTTTGTTTTGCTTCTTTCTCTCTTTTCTTTTTTTCTGGTGTTTTTTGGTCTTGATTAAACTTATTAACTTGTGCTTGTGTATTTATTTTTTTCTTTTTATCTAGTTTTTCAAAAAAGGGTCCTTTCGCTTGTTCTTTAGCATCAGGTCCTACAAATAACTCAGAGGTTACTGCAATAGCATCATTTAACACTGTGCCAGATATATCGTCCATACCTATCATTTCTTGTACTACCTTAACAAAATCTTTCCACACAGATGCTATACGTTGAGAAGTTGATAGTGGGCTTCTTACTTTCGCTAAAAATTTTTGAAACTCTGGGTTATTCATCGCCTCTGTTATAAACTCTTTAGGTCTACCTAGCTCTATACTAAAATCATTATCAACATCAGCTTTTTTAGCAACGTCTATTAGAGCCATTAAACGTCTACCAAGTGGAGTTACAGGTTCTCCTTTTATTATATGTTTATTTACTTCATTAGAAGTAGCTGCATGTGTTGCTTCATGTAGTATAGTCTCTACATCTCCTTTAGTAGAAACTAAAATAGAATCTGTAAGAGTAAGATAAGAACCATAATTTGCTGTTTGCTCCTCTCTATTGGTTATATGCATAGTATCACTAACAGCAAATTCAGTTCCAAATATACTTGGAAGACGCGTAAGGTGTTTTAATAAAATACTCTGTGGGGCAGTTAATATATCTTTAAATTTAGTTCCTAATTTGGTAAGTACTGGACCTAAAGTTTTATCATCTCTTAAATCAGCTATAACGTTTCCTTGAGTATATTTACCTTTTCGTGTTGAAAACTCTTCTTCTTCTTGTTCTCCACCTGCGGTAGTAGGTAATTCAGTAACTCTAGCACCAACTCGAATTGGGGTATACTTTGTAAACTCACCTTTCGCGGATTTCACTATGTGCTTCACCATAGCTTGCCCATTTTCTTCTACATAAGTACCTTTTATTACCTCACCAGTTCCAGGAGTAATTTCTTGAAATACTTCTACTTCCTTTCCTAATAGTATAGGGTCGATTTGTGCATAGGCAACTTCTGGTGCAACTTCTGGTGCAACTTCTGGTGCAACTTCTGGTGCAACTTCTGGTGCAACTTCTGGTGCAACTTCTGGTGCAACTTCTGGTGCCTCCTTATAAATAGTGCTTCTTCCTTTAGTCTCTGTTGTAATTAACCCTGCGTCAACAGCTTTTTTCATAATATTTTTGGCTTTGTTAAAACCTATTTTAAATTTCTTTTGTATAGCGGACACAGTTGCTCCGTCTTCTGTCTTAACAAAATCTAAAATTTGTTGCTCTTGAGGGTCTGTAACTACAGTTTTACCTTCTTTAATTTTATTAGCTCTTAATTTTTTAAGCTCTTGTCGTCTTTGATTTATTTCTTTTTTTGTTTTAGCATTTGGAAAATATTTAGGTATGTCTTTAAGAACCATATCAATACCTTCTTTTGTTTCTATCAAAGTATTAACTTCTTCTTCAGCTTTAGGGTCGACTATAACTTCTTCTTTAGTTTTAGGGTCGACTATAACTTCTTCTTTAGTTTTAGGGTCGACTACAGCTTCTTCTTCAACTCTAGCTGCTTGGTCTATTTCAGCCTGTATAGGGTCATATACTACATCAGTATCATCTTTTTTGTCTTCCTTATCTTCTTTTTGCCCTCGTTCTTTAAGTAATTTATTTCTTTTTCTTCTAAGTTTTTTTCTGTAGTTTTGAATAGCTTTTTCATTAGTTGACGCTAACACTTCTTTTTCTTCAAGCAGCTTTTCTATCATTTCTATATTTTCAGGAGTGTTAAGCTCTGCTCCTTCTAATGTTTCATATCCAACCATTCTTTTTCTTATACCTAAAGTTTTAAGTAATTCAGCAGTAAGTATATCCATCTTGGATTTCTTTATTTCTTCCGCTTTTTCTTCGTCAAGTTGAGCCTCTAGTTCTTTTCTTCTTGTTTCACTAGCATTTTTTGTTGAACGTGCTGCCTCATCTGCATCACCTGCATCACCTGCATCACCTGCATCACCTGCATCACCTGCATCACCTGTATCTTTTGGTTTAGTTATAGGTCTTCTCGCTCCACCGATTGTTGCAGGTACGATTGGCATAAAGAAACCCCCCGCAGCGGCATCTACATATTCTCGTATAGCTTGAGCGTCTGCCAAAGGTAAGTCAGCTCCGTATCTCTCTAACATACTTTGTGCAACTTCAACAGGAGCTTCTTTTGCACCTGTATAACCTACATTTTTAATTACATTTAAAAGCATACTTCTTGTAGCAGTATTCATTGCATCAAGCGAGCTTAAACCAATTTTCAAACCTACAAATTGAGCAGCAGCATGAGCCGTGCTTAAGGCTGCTAGTTTACCTGTGCTTAGTTCTTTTATAATCTGAAGTTGTTCTTCAGGATTATCTACTCCTGCAATAGCTTCATCAATAGCTCTGGATGTAACCTCTCCTGCACCAAATCGAGTTGACATTGTACCTAAACCAACTGATCTTCCTATTGTTTGATTTACTTGTTTTCGTAAAGCAGGGTTAGTAGCAATTTCCTTTGCAACTTGTTTTTTTACATATTCTTTAGAAGCTTCTTTTCCTTCTTTTTTTGCAATTTCTTTAGCTTTTGCTTTTATCCCTTTTTTAATTAAGCTTTTAGCAACAAAACCTGAAATACCACCACCTATAGTACCTGCTGGACCTGCAGCACTACCAAGCATAGCTCCAAGACCAGCAGTCAAAAATGCTTCTCCAATCATCATAACGCCTTTACCTGCCATAAAAGGTATATAATCTGTCATCACCGTAATAACCCCATCGTCTATCGCCTCACTAAATGAGTCAGAACCTTTTGCGTAAGGTCGTAGTGCTTCTTGAGATTCTCTCATCTTCTTAAGACCTGCTTGAATTGTTTCTTCCCCGTTATAACCAAAATCTTCTTGAGCTTTACCAAGTAACACTTGTGCACCACCAAGGAGTTCTTTCTGCTCTGGTATATATGTTCTTATAGCTCTCATAAAATCACCCATTTCTTCTATTTCTCCTTTTTCAGCCATACTTAAAATTTTTGGTTTAGATTCAGGTATGACTTCAGGTATGACTTCAGGTATGCCTTCAGGTGTGCCTTTAGGTATGTATTTAGGTGTGACTTCAGATTCAGGTTCAGGCGGGGGAGTAAAATAATTTGCGGGTAAATCTATCCCACTTTCTTCTAAAATTCTTCTAATTTGCTCTTCAGGAACACCTTTACTGTGTAAATTTTTTATTGTTTGGTCTAGTGCAGACATGCAACGTCTCCGTTAGTTACTCCAACCTGTTTTTAGCATTATATCTCGTATTTCATTTGTATTAACAGCTCGAGACTCATTGAAAGCAGCAAAAACTACCTTATTAATTTTTTGGAAAGTCGTAGCAGCAAGCTGTGGTTGATTTTGGAAGAAAGTTTGTACAGCTCCATCTTTTACAAAATATCCCATATATTCTAGAGCCTTATCAAAAGCTTTAACGGCTACATCACCTTTAGCTGCAGCTCTCATACCTTCTGATTCAAAAAAATCACTAATTAAATCAGATTGCATTTTTCTTATTTCACTTTGTTCTTCTATAAATGCGTCTCTTGCACTTATTAATTCTGCTCTAGTACCAGCATCAGCAGCTGCTATTGCTTTATTGTATTGTTCTAAAGCAGGAATAGCTCCTGCAGAAATATTTTCTAATGGGTTTGCAGAAGTACCACCTGCAATACGTAATCCTGCTTCAATCAAACCTAGATTAGCTGCTTGTTCTCTTTGTTTATCAAAATATAGACTATCTATTCCTAATTTTTTGTTTATTTTTTCACGTTGCTCCATAACTTTATCTATATTGGCACTTTTAGGGAAAAATGGTATTCCTGATATTTGTCGAACATTATAAGGCCAAGGATCATAGGCACTACCTATTTGGTCTAAGTCTATATTTTGGCTCTTAAGGTGAGCTTTTAGTTCCTCATCTGTCATACCTGCATAATTAAGTGTGTCTGTAGATGTATCTGTAGGTACGATTTCAGGTTCAGGTTTGTATTCAGGTTGAGGTGTAACTTGCTGTTCCTTTATAATATTCTCTAGCCTTTCTTTTTCTTTTTTTACTCGTTCTTCCTCTTCTACAATACGCATCTCTCTATCAGTAATATTTTTAATTATTTGTTTTTCATTAGGGAAGAGCTGTCTGTTTGCGACTTGCCAAGGGGTTAAAGTAAAATCTTCTTCAGGAATAGGCCCACCTATTGCATACCCTACAATCCCACCTCCAGCCATCATAGCTGGACCACCTACGTTTCTCACAGGGTTAGCTGCTATACCGCTAGCTGCCATTTGTCTTGGGTCCATTTGTGGTGCTGGTTGTGGAGCACCTATGCCTTGTGGAGGCATCATACCTTGTGGAGGCATCATGCCTTGAGGAGCCATCGCTCCAAGTCCCATTTGTTGTGGTTTATTTTCTGCTACAAGCTGTTCTGAAACCGATGGTGGAGGCATTTGGTCAGCTTGAAATCTCTCACGCATTTCTTTACGTCTTTGTAACTCACCTAATGCTAAATAAATAGGAACTTCACCCATAGGTTGTTCAACATAATTGACTAATGCTTCGTTTGGTAATCCTTTGAGTCTATCTTGTATTTGTATAATATTCATAATGTTCCTTTACGTACCACTCATTGCTTTATATAAACCAAGACCTGCAACTCCTGTACCTGTAATCTGACTAGCTAGGCTAGGAGCTGGAGCATATTGTACTTGTGTTGTACCTAATGCACCTGCAGTACCACGAAGTATGTTTGATTGATATTCGAGTAGTTTTTTTGCATAATCTTGTTCTTCCATAAACTTTTGAAAGTTTATATTAGCAATTTCTTGGTCTAATGCTTGTTGTTCTTTTGCTGTTGTTGCTTGAGCTCTAAGTCTTTCTAAATTAGCTAATTGTTCATTAGCACCTAATACACCTGTAGCTTGTCCTGCTTGTAGGGTAGTGCCTAATCCTGCAAGACCTAAGTCTTTTTGTAATCCTGCACCAAATTGACCCGCTTGTTGTTCCATTCCTCTTCTTTCTCTTTCAGCTGCTAGAGTTTGCTCATCGGCTCGCATACCAGCTGCTCTATCTCTTTCAAACTGTTGTTGAGCATTTAAGAATGCATCTTGTTGTCCTTTAGCTCTTAAGTCAGCTATTAATGCATTAGTACGAGCATCAGCTTCTCCAGTCATTAATGCTTCACGACCACCACCAAAAGTGCCTTGTCCTATTGATCGCATAGCAAATTTATTTTTAGCTATATCTCCTTGTCTTCTAGCCTCTGCTATTGCTTCATCAGTTACTGCACTAGCATAAGGACTCATATATTGGTCCCTAGTAGTAGCATCAAACGTACCAGGAGCTTGCATAGATAAACTTTCTACTGTGCCAGGTGTATAGCCTAATGCTCCTGTCAAGCCTTGAGCTGCGGCAGATGTACCCATAGTTCTTACATCACCTAATGTTTGACTAGCAGCACCAAATTGGCCAGGAGTAGTTAAACCCGCAACACCTTGTTGTATTGCTAGTTGTTCTGGGGTAAACCCTACAACTCTATCACCTGTGTAAGGTACAAAGTCTTTAACTCCTGTAACATTTCCTGCAGCATCTGTAGTATAGGTTTGTTGGGCTGACTGCTTCATTAACTCTTCATAGAAAGGTTGAGCATACTCAGGTAAGTTAGTTGTAGTTGATCTACTAGTTTGACTTCCTCCACCACTACCATACTCAAATAATCCTGTAGCAGGGTTAATGGTACCTGAGCCACCTACTGATTTTAATAGGCCTGCTTCATAATCATTGATATGAGCAAGACGGGTGTCGCCCATGCGTCCTTTAGATGCAAGGTCTGTATATAGTTGTTTAATTAACCATACTTTTAATTTATTTGGTACTAATTTTAATAACATCTATTACTCCACTGGTAATTCATAATGCACAAATCTTTTTGTATATCCATGCCCTTTCCACAGTTTCTCCCAACCTGGTCTGCCTCGTGACTCTAGTTTGCTACATCCATTATCTTTTGCAAACTTCTGTATCTTTGGTAAGCCATCAGACACCCAACTTTTAAAGTCTTTTCCTCCTGTAAAGTGTAACATTAACATCTTCGTTTGAGGATACTCCATTACTTCTGTTATCAAAAACCCCGCAATTACTTTAGTTTCAATATCAAATGATATCCATAACTGCTGGTCCTTTGCTAACAAATCATCTAACATATCTTTTGCGGTAAATCTACCGTATGTGTATTTGGCACAATGCTCTGCATATTCTCTTATCTCTGGCCAAACATATGCGATATGTTCTTTTGGAACAATCGTTGCCCTATTCAAGCGGGCATAAACCTTTCTGGCATTATTTCTCTCCCTTGTTCTTCAGTACCTGTTCTAGCTTCTCTTATTCTGTCCATCATAGTGTAAAGTTGTTCAGCACCTGCATCGGAAGAGCCATTACCTAAATGACTAACGACATCTGCGGGTACTACAAATTCACCATCGGACAATCTTGCTGGCTGTCCACCTTCGATAGTAGCATTTATATCATCAGACATACCATCTCCGATCCTACCGCCTGTTTCTAAGTAACCACCTTCTTGAAAATTTCTATCATATCGGTCAATATAATCTTGCATTCTTTCTCTGTGTTCCTGGTCCAAATCCATGCGGTTTAAAACTTCAGCTTCATCAGTTTCAAAAAAATAGTTTATTTCTTCATCAGTAAGCTCATCAAATTTAGGGTGCCTTGGCAAACCAAACTCACCAGTAGGGCCTAATGGATACATTCTATCTTCAATATAACCACCTTCTGCAAACTGTGCGAAAGGTTGATTTAGTCTAAGACCTGAATCACGTGTAAGAGCATTTTGTATACCTGTAGTCATACCTAGGTTTAACCTACGGCGAGGATCATATTTAGCCATTGGGTCATCAGTTACACTATAGTCTGGCATAGCTGCAGCACCGATTGCGGGTAGACCTATAGCACCTGCTTTACCAGCACCCATAAGCGTACTACCGCCACCTAAGTTACTTAAAAATTCTTTTCCTGAGGTTGGTGCTACACGGCTTACATCACGAAAGCCGCCTCCAATACTTGACGTTGTTACATTAGGTAATGTTTGGTCAACCATACCTGAGGGAAGTGCAGTTCCACTCATAGCTTTTCCTATCCCTGAACCGCCAAATCCTCCAAGACCACCTGAGACAGCTCCCATTAAAGGGTCGTCTCCTGATAATGCAGCGATACCTGCACCTGTCAAAGCTCCTGCAGTTATTGCAGTACCAGCAGACCCAGCTAATGCTGCACCTCCAGGTCCAAACATAGCTCCTGCGGCTATTGGTGCTAAAGTTCCGAAAATATTTCTTAAACTCATAAACTTATAATAATCCTTTTATATTCATTGTATAATACCATCATTTATGTTGCGTACAAACCGTTTTATTCCCTTATTCAATAGCTTCTCCGCCTGAAACGTGAATTGTTAAACCTGTTGCACTACCTTTAAATTGTATAGTTTCTGATTCACTTAAAATTTGTGTGCCCTTCCATTGGAAAGTAGTATTTGCAGCTATACTGGAGGCACTAAATAATGCATTCGCAGTTCCTGCAGTCCCTTCATCAGGTACTAAACTTACAAATAAAGTTACTGCGTCACCTGTAGTGTTACATACAGTTATATCTTTAACATATGCACGAGTATTAGGTGGACATGTATAAATAGCTAAAAAAGCTGTAGTACTTGCTGCTTGGGCTAATCTTGTTGGAGTAACTCTTTGAAATGCCATTAGTTATCTCCTATCCAATTTAATACTACAAGCATATCTAAATTATTTTTTACCTGTTTATTAGTGCCATCTACCTGATTAAAATAAAGACGTAATTGATTTGTAAGTTGTAACTGTTGTTGTTCATCATATTCCTTTTCAGGATTAGTTAAGTTAGGAGCTTTAGTTGAAGGTATATTTGACATTATCCTCTCCTACCATCTGGTCTAAAGTCTACTCTAGTTGTACCTAATTGCCATTGTACACCAATATCTTCTGAGGCAATTTTAAAATTCATTTGTCTACCTCGTGCTCTGACATATACTTGATTTGTATATTGGTCAACAGTAGCTGTAGTAACCACATCCCTAGATAATGTACTACCTACTACATCAGTAGTGCTATTTGCAGCTCCTGGAAAGTTTCTAACCCCTACTGTTACTTGCACTTCTGGTGTTAAAGTTGCACCTTGTGCAGTTGCTGTATCAGAGTTAGTGAAGTTTACGTCAGATATAATTCTTTTTGTTAATACGAATTGGTCTCCTTCGTCTATACCCATATCTGCAGATTCAATAAATGACTCTATTGCAGTTGGAGTTGCACCTGGTGTAACTACATTATCTTTACCATCTTCGTGCTTATACACGTAACCATTGTGTGTAGCCAATGGAAATTTAATAGTTCCACTATTAGCCCACGCTGTTCTAACTAAACTACCATAATACCAAATCTTATCTTGATAATTAAAAATTACATACCTATCTACGCTGTTAGAAGCCTTTGAACAATAAAACCAAATAACTTCATTAAATTCACTATTAATTCCTGCAAAATTTAAATACCCATTATCTTTATTCATGTCTTCAAATACATATTGTTTTAAAGTACACGGCAGGGTATTAACTCTACCATCATAAGCATAGAATTTATCATTCCCCATCCAATATACTACATTGTTTGCTTCTGCCACAACATGAGGAGCCATAATATTAATAGAATCACTAATCTCTTGGATAGCAAATACTTCTTCTGTACCTAAAAATTGTAATGTTGAAAGTGTAGTATCAGTAAAAATCAAAACCTCTTGTCTTGTTCTAAATCCAGTCACAATTTCAGAACCTTGTTTTACCCTTATAAACCCTGCACTGTTAGTAATTTTAGGTTTCCATTCTGTAGGTGCGGGGCCAGTATCAGGGTCTACATTAGCCCATCTAATAAGTAACGGGTCATAAGTCCCTGAATAAGTTGCTTTAACATAAGTTCCTGCTGGACTTGCACTACCGCCTGGGTCATAAGGTAAAGTAATAGTAAATGTAGTACTTGATGGTACTGTAATTACTTGATATTCCCCTTGATAAGCTTGTGGTGCTTGACCACTAAATTCAACCCAATCCTTGATAGCTAGGCCATGCCCTGATCCTGTAGTTACTGTTGCTGTGGTACCAGACCTTGTAATACTAGAAATAGTTTGTCCTGCTGCAGTACTACGCCCATAAGAAGTACCTCTAAGAGCTAATAAATGTCCACTCGAGGAAAACATAGTTTTGCCTACTTGTTCTGGTACTGCTCTTGAGCCAACTAATGTATTAAGTTTAACTGCACGATTAGATATACCAGAATCATACTCCCAGTAAAATATATCGCTATCTTGTATATTATATATAACATCATTATTAAATTTATCTTGGAAAGTAATTCTAGGTGGTAAATCTACAGGAGCATCACTTGCAGAACTCCAAGTATTCCTGTTCCATGTTCCTGCACTCCAACCATAACCATAGGTAACTGTTGAATAGCCTACAGCATATTGAAAGGCTGCAACTATACTTGTGCCTCCGCCTCCAGATACTGCTGAGGTTGCTGCAGAAGCTACTGTAATTTCAAACGTATTACTAGTAGTTTCACTTATTTCAAACTCTGTATTTAAATTAGCCGCTAATACTCCACCTACAGCCGCAGAACCACTAAAGGTTACATAATCTCCATCTGAGGCTCCATGTCCTGTAATACCAACAGTTACTGTAGTAGACGCATTGACTGTCGTAAAACAATTATCTGTTGAGGGAGAAGTAGAAGTGGTATAAGTTGCTCTAAGAGGAGTTACATCAGTAAGTGCTGTTCCTAAAAGAATATAATTTTTTTTATTAGTAGCAATACTAACTATTTCATTACTATCTGTTGTACCATATTGAAGAATACTACTAGCTGCCCCAACATATGCAGTAAAGTTAATAGGAGTCCAACCCCCTATTTTTTCAGGATAACCTTGTCTAAACCTTACTTTATCACAAGAATACCAGCTTCCCTCAGAAGAATAATTACTCCTATCTCTGTTTATTCCTGGTTGAAATACAATTTTTTTAAGAGCCATATTATTTTTCTCACCTTAATTCAAAATGTGGTCCGTCTTTAAATGTTTTCCATGAACCACCCCATATATATGGAATGTTTAGCCGTACTGATGCATGACTAAAAGCACCATTAATTATCTCATAATCTGGAAAGTCCCACGATACTGCACCATCTTTCCACGCATATACATCTACTGCATGTCCTGTAAGATGTCTTGAGTTCATTATTTGACTCTTTCCTTGGGCAAACAATAACCGTTGTCTTTCTTTAGTACGCATCCCTTCTGAGATTCCAAAGTCAATAAGAGATAAATCAATCGCCGCCTTAACTAATTCTTGCATATGTGGGTGTACCTCTTCTAATTTAGCTAACGATTTCTTTGATAACTTATACATTATTTTTTAAATTTACCGATTGATTTAAGACCAAATGATGCACCAATACTAGCCATTACAGACCATTGTAACCATTCTGGAAAAGTTGCTAAGAACTCAATACCTTTTGCAACATGTGGTTGAAAATATGGAATAAATGAAAGAACTATTATAGCGATAAAACAAATTGTCCAGGCTTCATCTTTCCATGAGTCTTCAGAAGCCTTTGCCATAGCTGATTCCCATTCTACTTTGCCTTCTACTATTTTCTTTTGAACAGCAACTTTAGCATCTATCTCTGCAATTCTTAAATTACTTTTAGCAACTGACTCTTTACCTTTATGTTCAAAATATCCACCAACTGCTTTGCTTAATCCTGATACGATAAGTCCAATCATAATATGCTCCAATATTAATTATACTTTATTTTATATCAACAATACTATAAATGCACCTTTTATGCTTTAGCTTGTTGCTCCGTTTCTTGTACCTGTAGCTGTAAATGTTGCAGTATTTCCGTTTAAGTTTACTGCTTTACCCGCTGCACCAGCAGCACCAACTGCTCCGTTTGAGTCTTCAGTACTACCAAGTGTTCCTGCTGCTCCAACTGCTCCAGCTGCTCCACCATCACCACCAGAATAAGAACTAGAACCGCCTCCTGCTCCAGCCGAACTTACTGTACCCGCAGCTCCTGCTGTTCCATTTGTGTTGGTAGTTCCACCAGATGCTACACCGCCTGCTCCAGCAGCTCCACCACC